CTCAGTGGTCAGCCGATGGATATTTCTGATGATGACTTGCCGTTTTAGGAGGATATGATGAACAAACGGATCAAGAAGAAAAAGCAAAAGGCAGCATATAAAATTCCAAAACAGATCATTCGCTTGGCAAGAAGATGGACGGAATTGGACAGCGAGATAGTTTTCATGGCTGAGTTTCGAGATATTGGAAAGGGTCATTATCCGAAAAAGCTCGTGGAAAATTGTGTTCGTAAATACAAGAGAATCAATGATTTTTTAATCAATATTGAATCTGATAGTATCTTACGGAGTTGTTTTATTATTTGTCACAGTGCTTACGGAGATGAGCAATTTGACGGAGAATACTGCGATCAATCTTGTGGTTATTCTGAAGATGATTACCACGGTGTCTATTACTATCCGATAGGCGAAAATCTATATTTTGCCTACAATTACGAATGCTAGGGGAAGAAATGAATACTGAACTAATGAATGAACTAAAAGAACTGCTCGGCTTATTTCCAATGTCATATATAAATGCGAATTTGGAAGTGATACTGATTCCAAAAACAAACACGTATTTTAGTTTGGAAGGAGTACAGTCACGAAGAGACATCATTGCAAAATTATTGATGTGGTGCAGTAGGACAATTGCAAAAGGGCAACCATTTAAAAGTGAGAAACGGAATTGTCTTTTTAGAGAATTTACCAAAAATTTTCTTAATCGTTACCTAGGAACACTTTTTTCAGATGAAGATATGGCTTTGATTTATCAAAGGCTAGGCAATGGAATCAATCCAGAATTGACTTATAGATTTATTGATAGTGGGTTTGATATGGAGGTGTTAGATGAGTTTTAATGGAATTAGATTGTTACCAGATTATGGATGTAAGATTGAAATTGATGTAGTTCAGTTGCTCAAAGAAAATGAGTTCCTGAAAGATGAACTTTACAACCGTGCATACAAAGACATAGAGCGTCAAGAAATTGAAATTGAGACTCTGAAGGACAAATGTGTGGACTTCATGCTTGAAAATGCCGACTATGTATGGGACGAAATAGCTAGAGAAACAGCTAAGAAAAGAGCTAATACGAGAAAATGGAGGACGAAATGATTATAGTTCAGCTTGATGAAGAGTTATTGACAGCACTTATTTTTGCAGCAGCTCAAAGCTCATGCGGTTTCAATCGAAACACTTTGCGGGAGAACCAGTTGTGGCATCTACATTGTTGTGACTATAACGAACCAGTATATGAAGTGGCAAAGCAAATCAACCTTGATGACATTCAAGACGAAAGCTACAGAGCCTATTTTCAAGAAGTAAAGGCTAAAGGTGATAAGTATTATTCGGAGGAACTATGATTTTACTTGAAATTATTAAATTTTTAGTAGCAATGATTGTGATCGCTTTCCTACTGGTCGTGCTAATCGCTATCATCATGGGAGCATGGGAGACTTATAAGAAACATGAACAAAAGAATCAAGAAAAAGAAAGCTAAGCAGGCACGACAACGAGAACTGGAACAGTTGGAACAGGAACTGGCCAAACTAAGCCCCGAACAGCTAGAAGCAATTGCTGATGCAATTAGTCAAGTGGTACAGGAGATTTGTACAGTCATAGGCTATTTCGCTGAGAACATTGCTGAGGCATTAAGAAGATGGGAGGAACAGCTTGACAAAGAAGACAGCAATCAAGACTAGACGTGATTTTCTTGAATTTGAACTTGAAGCTAAGTACCTAAAAATAGATAGGCTTATTGGAGAACGGAGACACGAACTAGAAAGGCTTTATGCAATTAAAAATTTAACCATACCAGACATAGATGATTCGGGAGCTAGTAGAAGTGGCACTTCATGCAATACATCCGAAAACCTAGCCATTACATACGCTAGTGATCCAGTGATTCTAAAGTTGGAAGAGTTTCAAACAGCAATTTCAAAATTACTTGATGCACTCGAACCAGATGATAAGAAAATCTTTCATTTGCGTTGGGGAGAACATACAAAGTACGATTGGGTTCAAATTTTGTATATTATGCAAAATGGAGATACTGGCTATCTTTATAAGCACCGAAAGCAAATTTATAGACGACGCGAAGTTATATTGGACACTTTAGCCAAAATACTTTTGATGTAATCTTGTCACAAAAACGTATAGAAGTGACAAAAACAATGTGTTATATTTGTATCATAACTTAATGTATGCGATAAGGGGAGGTCCGTTTTAGGTCATAACGTTCGAGTCGTGGTTTATCGCATTAAAAAGTCGCACAAGCAAGTGTGGCTTTTTTAATTTTGTAAAGGAGGTGAACCAGTGGCAACTAAACAACCAATTCGTGATCGTAAAGATATCCAGCGAATGAAGGATTACTTAATGCACGACAGTGCAAAGAATCCTATACTTAGACTGCGAAATTATACTTTATTTGTTACTGGTATCAACTCAGGCCTGCGAATGGGGGATATCCGCGATCTTAAAGTTAAGGATGTCACAGGCTGGCGAATCAAACATTTCGATGAAAAGACCGGGAAATTTACTGATCGGAAGATGAACTCAAGCTTGAAAAAAGCAATAAGGAACTATCTCGGTGTAACAAAGTTAAAAAACGAGGATTACTTATTCCCTGGAAGCTTCAAGCAAAACAGGAAGATGAGCGAATCGCAAGCGTGGAGAATTATCACATCTGCCGCTAACTTCCTTGGAATACCAGAGATTGGCACGCATTCTATGCGAAAAACTTTCGGATTCCAAATTTTTACAACACAAGGAAATAAAACTGTAGGAGACATCATGAAATTGCTTAATCATCAAAAAGAATCGACAACATTGGCGTATATTGGAGTGACTCGCGACTCTGAAGATAAAACAGTAGACAAACTCAATCTCTAAAATTTATCAAGCATATAGCAAAGTTTTTACGATGACCTTGCATTTTTATTTTTTAGCCCTAAAAACCATTGATACCAAGCGTTTTCTAAAAATAAAAAAATGAAATAGAATTAGTAAAACCTTGCATAATTCGATACAAAAAAACGAGAACTAGGAGTTTACAAGATGAATGCGATAGCGAAAAAGCAAATCGACGACTATTTGAACCAAAACAGACAGTCGCTTGATGAAATCAATCAGCACATTTATGATGTTATAGCAATCAATCGACTAACCAATTCAGAAGTTGCAGCATTATTTACTGGTCTCATGCGTCAAGTGTTGTCGTCAGACCACAACGCAAAGCTATTGGACAATCTTGGAATACAGGTTGGACAACTCAATCCAGAGCTTACAACTAAGATCCAACAGATACTCACAGAGGAATGGCTTGCAAATCAAGGTCTAATCAAATGAATCTGATGACTCCTGAAATACTTGACAGGTTAGTCGAGCTAATCAGAGCTGACAAAGTCAAAGAGTTCTATTGGACCAAGGAATGGCGAATCATTCGAAAGGTGCGTAGGCAGAGGGACAACAACGAATGCCAACGTTGTATGCGAGCAGGTCGATACACACCAGCAGATATGGTGCATCACAAGAAGGAAGTGCGACAGCATCCAGAGTTAGCATTAGAACTAGACAACACAGAATGTTTATGCAATCCATGTCACAACCGAGAGCACCCAGAAAAACTCAGCGGCTATCATCGTCGAAAATTTGACAACAAGGAACAGTGGTAAGCCCCCGGGTCAAACCAAATGGCTTTTCTAAAGGGGAAACGTGCAACGGGAAGGGGTACCTCGGAAAAGATATCTAGCGAAATTTTATCAAGAACAAAAAAACTCACACGAAAGGAGAAATATGGCTGGTTTTTTAGAATACCCAGAATTTGACTGGGAACGCCCTTTGGTTGCTCAGAAAAAATATGTTAAGTCTCGTGATGATTTACGAATCAAGCTGATTCGCATTTTGCAGGAGCGTAAAAAATATGAGGAGCCATTTAAAGATTTAGTTGAGCAGTATATTTCCCTGTGGGAGACATCTCAACTTTTAAGACAGGATATAAAGTTGAATGGTATACGTATTGATGGTAAGAAAAATGATTCCGTGTCTCTCCAAGTTAATGTCAATAAGCAGATGATGGTCATGCTTGAAAAATTAGGAATCGAAGCTAAGGAATTGAAGTCCGAGGATGGCGAAGACATTTAATTTTACCAGCGGAACTTCCCACATTGACGACTGGTTGAGAGATATCGTTACAGAGAAATATCCTGTCTGTAAGGAAATTAAGCAGATGGCGGATTTGGTAATTGCTGCCATTTCTGATCCAGAAATTTATGTTGATGTAAAAAAAGCTGATAGTGTTGTTGATTTTATCAACAAATATCGCCCATATAAGCTACAACCTCCGCAACGATTTATTCATGCGGCAGTTAATGCTATCCGTTGGAAGAGCGATGACAGTTTGGTATTTCCCGAGCTGTTTTTATTATGTGCTCGTGGATTTGGTAAGAACAGTATTGCTTCGGATGAGGCTTTTTTTAAAACTAGCAATCGCAACGGTATTCGCGAGTACAATGTGGATATTGTTGCCAATAGCGAGGCTCAGGCTAAGACATCATTCGATGATGTTTACAATACGATTAAAGATCATGCTGTTTTGCAGAAGGCTTACAAGTTCTCCCAGACCTTAATTACTTTTATCAAATCTAGGTCTAAGATTAAATACCACACCTCAAATGCACGGACCAAGGATGGTCTTCGTCCTGGTTTGGTTATCTTTGATGAATTACATGAGTATTTGAATTATGACAATATCAATGTCTATATCAATGCTCTTGGTAAGGTTGCGGATGCTTCTGTGATGTATCTGACGACGGATGGTAAGGTTCGTGGTGCGGTACTGGATGATTACAAGCAGACTGCTAGGGATATTCTTTCAACTTGTGACTATCGTGCTGGGATGTTACCGATTTTGGCTAAGATTGATGCGTTTGAGGAATGGGAAGATGAGCTTGCTTGGATAAAGGCTAATCCGATGTTGCCATACTTGCCAACATTGCTGAAAGAGTACAGGAAAGCCTACAAGCGTGCTCTACGTAGCAAGGAGTTATTCCTAGACTTTATTACTAAGCGATGTAATTTCCCACTAGAAGACACGACTCATGCAGTAGCTGAGTGGGATGATATTGTGGCAGCAAGCAGACCGTTACCAGATGATTTGGAAGGGATGGAGTGTGTAGGTGCAATTGACTATGCGGATGTTCGGGACTTTATCGGTGTAGGTCTCTTGTTTAGACGAGGGAAGATGCGGTATTGGTTACATCATACTTTTATTGTCTCAGAGGCTTTGAAAATCCAAGATTTTAAGATGGATTTTACAATTCCGCAACATGAGGGACTGGTTACGATAGTTCCTGGAAAGGTTATGGATCCTAAATATGTGGCTGATTGGTTTGTGAAGATGGCTGAGAAGTACAAGATTGTCAATATAGCGATGGATGATTTCCGAAAGGCACCAGTCAAAGAAGCGTTTGAAAATGCTGGATTGCCTATAGAAGTGGTTCGTAGTGGAGCTATTACTCACTCAAGGCTTGCCCCTACAGTTGACATGATGTTTGTGAATCATGAAATTGTATTTGGAGAAGACCGTATGATGCGGTGGTACACAAATAATGTCTATGTTGATGTTGATGGTAAAGGGAATAAGACTTACAAAAAGATTGATCCAGAGAGGAGGAAGACAGATGGTTTTATGGCTTTGATTCATGCGATGTCAATTGAGGAACAGTTGGAGAAGAAGACTGTAAAAATCAATCGCAGATTGCGCAGTTTTACACGATAGGAGTTTTATATGTCTAAGCGAATTAAGAAAAAATATCGTCTATTTGTTTTGATTTCGAAGGCGCTTGATTATCTTAATGGGAAAGTGGAACGGTTGTTTGAGCTGCAATTTCGTACTGATGAGCGTTTTGAGGAGTTGAATGAGCGTTGTTGCAAGAATGCTGAAAGTACTAACGCTGAGTTTTTGGCTCACTTGAAACGGATTGAGAAGTTAGAAAAAGAAGTCGAACGTTTGAAGCGTCCCTGGTACAAGCGTAAGTAGGTTGCAAATTAGAAAAGGAGGTGGTCCACTTGGGGTGGTTAAATAATTTCTTTGGTTTTTTCGCCCGTGATGGTACTGTTAAGAAGGTTAGTCGTAAGGAGCTAGATGCTGCGGTTCGTCGGTCTGGTCAGCGAGTGCAGTTTATGGAATTTGCTCTGCAGATGTGTATTGACAAGATAGCCAATGCTTTGTCTTTGGCCAACTATGAAACCTACAACAACGGCAAGCTTCAGAAGGGTGATATTTGGTATCGGTTTAATTATGAGCCAAACCAAAATCAGACTCAGAATGAATTTCTTGCCGCTTTAATAGGTCAGATGGTCAAGAACTCAGATGGTGCTTTGGTTTTGATGCACAATGGTGAGTTCATTCTTGCGGAGAGCTTTGAAATTGACAAGAAAGCCTTTCGTCAAAATGTTTACAAGAACATCACGGTTGCTGGTGGACTGCAGTTGAATGCGGTCTATCAGGAAGAGGATGTTCTGCACTTTACCATGAATGATTCCAAGGTAAAAGGTTACTTGGATGATCTTTACTCGGAATATGGGAAGTTGATTGGTGGAGCAATCCGAAACTACAACAGGGGAAATGCTCTGAAACTTGGTCTGAATATTGGTACCTTGTTTGACCAGAAATACGGAAAGGCTGTTGTTGAGGTAGATGATGAAGGTAACGAGACAACGGAATATGATCTTATCATGGATGAGATGTATGAGAAGCGGTTTGCTGCTGTACTTTCTGATGAAGACTCAATCACTCCTTTAGAAGAAGGGCTTGGAATATCTAGCCTCGTTCAGACAAGTGCCAATACTAAGAGTGGGGCGGTAACTACTCGTGATATTTCCGATGTCATTATGGATGTTGTCCACTATGCTGCTGACGCTTTCTCGATTCCTCGTGGAATCATGAAGGGGGATGTTGCAGATGCGGAGGCGATTCGTGATAACTTTGTCAATTTTGGTGTGCGTCCGTGGGCTGATGCGATTGAAACAGAAATCAATCGCAAGCTGTACGGTAAGAAACATCTGGCTGTTGGTTCAAAATTTAAGATACAAACCAATACTATCCTGGTTTATAGTTCAGAGAAATTTGCGTCGGCTGGGGAAGCATTATTCCGAATCGGTGCTCTCAGTACAAACGAATTGAGGGATAAACTGGGAGAAGAGCCGATTGATGAGCCGTGGGCTAATCAATACTTTGTATCGCTAAACTATGCTAGGGCTGATGGCTCTGGTGATAATCAAAAGAAAGGAGAAGTGGAAGCTAGTGACGAAACACATTCCGTTTAAGTTTGAAGCATCTGTCTCGACTGACGATAAGGCTGTGCTTTATTTGCATGGTACAGTTGGTGGCTACTGGGAAGGGATTAACTTCAAGGATGTCCGTAATGCCTTGGCTGGTTTTCAGGGAAAAGACATAGAAGTACATATCAATTCTTACGGTGGTGATATGTTTGAGGGAATTGCAATCAAGAATTTCTTTAGTCAGCGTGATGAGACTGTGACGGTGATTATTGATGGTTTGGCTGCAAGTGCCGCATCTATCATTGCTATGGGTGCTGACAAGATTTTGATGCCAAAAGATACGCAGTTGATGATTCACAATCCATGGACATTTGCTTATGGTAATGCCAAGGAATTGCGTAAGGTGGCTGATGATTTGGATAAGGCCCAGGTATCTGTTGAAGAGACCTACCTTAAGCGTTTTAAGGGAGACAGAGAGGAGTTGAAAGCTCTTCTTGATGAGGAGACTTTTCTCACGGCTGATGAGGCAGTCACCTTGGGTCTTGCTGATGGTATTTATGGCGAGGATGAGCCAGAAGAACCGTCTAATGATGCTGAAACCAATGTCCTAGATAGCCTTATGGCTAAGTATGGGACTGATGAACATGAGGATAAGGGAAAGCGAAATATTGAACGCTTTGCCTTTTTATTTACACAAAATAAAGGAGAATAACAACTATGCCATTAATCAATAATGATTTGAAAACAAACTTTGCTGATGCTCGCGAACAATTGTTTGCCGCTTTGCGAACAGATAACGAGCAGGAGCAAAAACAAGCCTTTGAAAACTTTGTTACCGGTTTGGAAGCCAATGTATCTGAACAAGTTAAGGCTGCAGCAGCAGAGTTCCAAGAAGGGGTGCTAGATGAGTCTATCCTTGCTGAACGTGGACTTCGTCGGAAATTGACATCCGCTGAACGTAAATTTTTCAGTGAAGCAGCTCAAAAACAAAAAATCACTGGCTTAGATCAGATGTTCCCAGAAACTATCATTGAAGATGTGTATCGTAATTTGGTACAAGAACACCCTCTGCTGTCTTTGATTGATATGCAGGTTGGCGATGTGAAAACTGCATTTATTTACGGTGACTCGACTAAGAAACGTGCTTTCTGGGGGACTGTTCCTGCGGATATCCAACAAATTCTTTTGGATTCGTTCAAACGATTGGATATTTCTCAATCACAACTTTCTGGCTATATTGCAGTTCCGAAGGGGTACTACAAACTTGGTCCATCTTGGTTGGCTAGTTATGTCATCACATTCTTGCAAGAAGTAATGGCAGCATCTCTTGAAGAGGCTGTTGTAAATGGTGATGGTAAAGAAAAACCTTTAGGCATGATGCGAAAACTCTCGGGAGATTCCGGTGGTGTCTATCCAGAAAAACAGGCTATTGAATTAACTGATTTGACACCGTCAACTCTTGCTGGTATTCGTGCCGCACTTGCCAAAGCTAAAACAGATAATGGTCAAGTGGCTGTACTTGTTAATCCGATGACCTACTGGTCGAAGGTGTTTCCAAAACTTGCTTTCAGAACTGATGCAGGGGTATGGGTAACAACCCAACTGCCGACTGGAGAGACAATTATTCCATTGCATGCTGTTACAGAAAACAAACTCGTTTTTGGTGTTCCGTATAACTACTTACTAGTTGTTGCAGGTAACGTTGAAATCCAAGAGTATCGTGAGACTCTAGCACTTCAAAATCTTGATTTGCACATTGCTCAATTCTTTGGTAAAGGGATTGCGAAGAATGAAAATGCTTTCTTTGTGGCAGATATTTCTAGTGTTGCGGGTGCGACAATCCCAGATTTGGAGGGTCCAGCTGCTATCGTTAAAGAAGATACTATTAATCCTAAGGTATCTATTTAGTAAAGGGGGAATGAAACATGGAATTGATTAAAGTTGAAGTAACGGAAGAATTTTTCGATAAGGTCGCACAACTTGACCGTGCTGTTGGGGATGTCTTCGAGGTGGATGCCGAACGCCTCGAAGTCCTCTTGGGTGAAAATAGTGAAAAGCGTGCATTTGTCAAGGTATTGGAAGAAAGTGAAGCTGAAACAGACTATAGCAAGTTGAAGACGGATGAAATCAAGGAGTTACTGACAGAAAAAGGTATTGAATTTGACAAGGCAGCTAAGAAGTCTGATTTGATTGCTTTATTGACTGTTGCAGAGTAGCTGGAGGTATCTAGGTGAGCGAAGATTTGAGTAGTGAGCTTCTTGGACCAATAAAGTTGCACTTGCGTGTGACGTGGGAAAGTCAAGATAGTGAGATTAAGGAATACATCGAAGAAGGGATAGCCTATATTGATGGTATCTGCGGTGAGTCAGACTACTCTGTATCTGGCTTGCCTAGGATACTGCTGAAAGCCTACTGTCGTAGGGCTTGGTCTGGGAATACTTCCATGTTCGAGGAAGATTACAGAAGACAGTTATTGCGTCTCCAACATGAAAATGGTGTGAGGCGATTGAGGAGGAAGAGTAATGAGTAAACAAGGTGATTATCAACCACTCAATGATGGACTGCTTGAATATGGAGATTTGACCACCAAGCGGGACAAGAATACGGCTAAGAAAATCGGTGAAGAGTTGACGACTCGGGGGAGATTGTACTTTGGTTACAAGTCTATTGTAGCTAAGTATGATAGCTACCTGGTGTCAAATCTATCTGCAGTAGATATCAAGGTCCAATGCTATTATGTGCAGGACTTCCAGAAGTCGCATAAGGTTCGGATAAAGGATGAACTTTTCGCGGTTGAGTCGGTGGATGTTGATAATCGGCAGGAGTATATGTATCTATTTCTGAGAAAGGTAGGGTACTGGGATGGCGGAAATTATATCCAAACCTCTGGATCTAAGTAGGATTGTCGATGTGATTCGTGGGACTGGTTTTCCTTGCTTTGGGTTAGATATGGGAAGGGACGAGGTTGCAGACAACCCGTCCTTCTTTCTGTACTCTGATGATGGTGGATTGACACCTGGCACACATGCTAATCAATATAAGCGAGCTTTCACGCTCATGTTTGTTACTCGTGAGAGGGCTATCTTTGATGATGTTGGTCTGATTGAGCGGTTGAAAGACTGTCGGTTGATTTTCGATAGCTCTGAAATTGACAAGGGTAACTTGGTTAATACAGATGAGCAGGTGACGGCTACGACGCTTAATTTTCACCAATTGATTCGGATAGAGAGGTAGTTTTATGGCGAATAAAGCTACCCTTGATTTTTCTGGCTCTACCAAACTGGCTGAGGCTATGGCAAAGATTCCGAGTAAGTCGGAGGAAGTTGTCAATCGTGTCTTGCTTGTTCGGGGAACCAAGGAAGTGATGCAAGCTATCATTGGTTTTATGCCAGTCAGTAAACGAGAGAAGAGGCACGCTAAGTATTCGAATCCACTGAAGGAGCGGATGTTTAATCTGGGATTTGACATTGTAGCCAAGGGTGGTGCTGCGAAGAATAAGGGGTCATTTGGGTACCTAGTCTTTCCTAACGAGGGAAGAGGAACTCATAATCCAATTGCACAAGCGTTCTTTGAGCGTGGTTTGGCATCTCGGGAAGAAATTATCTTGGACTATGTTATTGACGAACTGGTCCGAGTACAGCAAGAATTATTAACGACATAAGGAGTAAGAAATGTCAAAAGTATTTGATGTATTGCAAGATTTTGAACAATTTGAAATTACCAATGGACAGTTTCGTCCATTGGTCAGTGGTCAGCTTGGTACAGCTGAGCGGTTGGGATGTACGGGTTCTATTTCGGTAGAAGCTGAAAGCAAGATGATCACTAAGAAGTGTGAGGGGAATGTTACCAAGGAAGTCCCAGTTATTCAAAAATTGAACGCAACTGTCTCAATGCACATGCCTGTAGCTATTTTACGGAAGGTGTTTGGCTTGACCAACGATAAGTTGAAAGCAGGTGTCTATGGTCTTACGAGCAAGCCAAAGGTATCTTCTGGGGCTCTGACATGGGACATGTATGATTTGGGTCGTGAGAACCATAAATTGATTGCTTTCCCTAATATTTCTTGGACTAGTCCCTTCAAGATTAATGTGACAAATGGTGAAGAAGAGATTGCGGAAATTGAAACAACTTTCTCTGCGTTTGCAGATGAGAATGGCTTCTTCTACTATGAAGCAATTGAAGGCGATGATGTTGCTACGGATGTGGTAAGCGGTTGGAACAAGACCTTCACACCAACATTGGTTAAGAAAGTAATTCTTTAGGAGGAATAAGTAATGTCTGAGAAAATTACTGAATTGAAATTGTTGAATGGGGAGTCTGTTAAGATTCAGACTCCTATTAGTCTGTATGATTGGAAGAAGGCGAAAAAAGAGGGCCTGCTTACTCAAAATGCATTTGCTTCCGCAATGAAAAATGGTGGAGGAAATCCAAATATCAATGACAAAGATTTGGAGAATGCTCCATTTGTTGCCTATCGTGCAGCTGGTGGATCTATGTCAAAGGATGAATTTGAGAAAGCTGTGGTCTTCGATTTACAAATTGCTGGACGTATTTATCAGCAAATTGTGCAGGGGAATGGTCAGCCAAAAAAGGAGAAATCCAACTAGCGTTTGAAAGGAAGACGAAAAAAGGGAAGAGTAATGGTCGTGCTCCTCGGATCAACTGGGAAAAGGTTGAGGTGGATGAGGTTATCGGCTATTACTCTTTTGTCTTTGGGATTGATATGCAGTTGGTGCTAGGTATGTCTATCCAGGAAGCTGAGGAGATGGCAAGTCTGAAAGTGGCTATCGAGGCTTGGAAGCATAGTGAGTAGGAAGGAGGTCAAATGGCAAAGCAAAGCGAAGTAAAGGTAACCTATAAGGTCTTAAATTCGGAATTTAACAAGGGGATATCAGAAATGAATTCCAAGATAACGTCGTTGAATAAAGAATTTAGATTGCAACAGGAACAAATGCGTCTGACTGGTAGCGAGACTGATAAGCTAGAGTCAAAGCTGAATAAGTTGACCTCTGAATACTCAATCGCCCAAGAGAAGACTAGGTTAGTTGAGCAAGGACTAAAAGAAGTCACGAAGGCTACTGGCGAAAACTCTAAGGAAACTCAGACGTGGACCAATAAGCTACTGGATGCTAAACGTAATGAAGAATACCTAAAGAATGCCATTGAACAGACTAAGCAGGCTTTGGATAAAGAACGTGAGGCTACAAGTCAATCTGCTCGTGCTTCTCAAGAACGAAAGGAGAAGTTATCCGCACTAAAGTCTGAGCAGGACCGACTGGCCAATTCCGCCGATAAAATAAAAGCCAAGTATGATTTGGAGCGTTCGGCCTTGGGAAATAATGCCAAGGAATCCGAATTGCTTAAAATCAAGAAAAAAGAGCTTGCCGAGCAGATGGAAAACACTGGTCAGCAAGTAGAAAATCTGGAAAGACAACTAGAAGTAGCCAAGGCTGAGTATGGTGAAAGCAGTAGAGAAGTAGATAAACTTGAGAAGGAACTACTTGAATCAAAGAAAGCTTTCCAGGATTATGCTAATGAGGCTAAGAAGGCTGACGACTCTATCGGTCGATTTGCTGATAAGGCAAAGAGTTTAGGTAGTAAATTAACCTCTGTTGGTCAAGGGTTGACAATGGGGCTGACTGTTCCGATTGTAGCTGGTGCGGGGGTTGCCGTTAAGGCGGCAAGTGATTTTGAATCAGCATTTGCAGGGGTCATGAAGACAAATGACGAAGTTGTTGACGCGAATGGCAAGGTCATTATTAGCTACGACGACTTACGGGCTGGCATTCGCAACATGGCAAAGGAAATTCCTGCGAGTACGACAGAAATCTCCGCAGTTGCAGAAGCTGCAGGGCAATTAGGGATTAAGACGGAGAGTGTCTTAGACTTTACCCGTGTCATGATTGACATGGGGCAATCCACCAACTTGTCAGCCGAAGAGGCAGCCAACTCTATGGCTCGTTTAGCAAACATCACCCAGATGCCTCAGGATAAATTTGATGAATTAGGGTCGACGATTGTTTCCTTGGGTAACAATTTTGCGACAACCGAGTCAGAGATTTTGGAGATGGGCTTGCGTCTAGCTGGTACGGGTAATCTTGTAGGTCTGACCGAAGCTCAAATCATGGGTCTAGCTGCCGCTATGTCATCTGTTGGCATTAATGCCGAGGCTGGTGGTTCTGCAATGAGTCGTGTCATGCAAAAGGTCAATACTGCGGTTCTTGAGGGGGGCGAGTCGGTCGAGAGCTTCGCTGCTATTGCCGGCACAAGTGCAGAGGAATTTGCACAGATGTGGCAAGAACGCCCTCAAGACGCTATTGTTGCCTTGGTCAAAGGTCTTGGTCGTGTTAAAGATGAAGGCGGAAATGTTACGGGCACTTTGAAAGATCTAGGCATTGAGTCTGTAAATGAAATTGATGCGATGCAGCGTTTAGCAGGTGCAGGCGAACTACTAGAAACCGCCTTTAGAAAATCTGGTGAAGCGTGGGCAGAAAATACTGCTTTGTCAGAAGAAGCTCAGAAGCGATATGAAACTTTTCAAAGCAAGCTAGAAATTGTCAAGAATAAGTTGACGGACATTGCGATAGAGTTTGGTGGGCCATTGATGGATGCAGCTTCCGAAGCCTTGGATGCAATGGAACCATTATTTGAATTCCTATCAGATTTAGCCAAGAGTTTTTCGGAATTACCAGAGCCAATGCAACAAGTCATTTTGGTCATTGGAGGTATCTTGGCTGCACTTGGACCGATTTTAATCTTTATTGGCCAGATAGCAACAGGAATTGGTTCTATTGCAGCGCTTTTTGGAAGTGGTGGACCCTTAGCAGGAGTAGGTGCTTGGATAACAGGGACTTTGTTACCTGCATTGGGAGGAATAGTTTCCGCAATCGTATCGTGGCCTGTATTGATAGGTGCTGCATTAGTAGCTTTAGTGGCAGTTGTCGTCATGTATTGGGATGAGATTGTCGCATGGGTTGGACAAGCTTGGGAAAAGATTAAAGAATTTTTCGCCCCAATCGGAGAATGGTTTGCTGAGAAGTGGAACGCGGTCAAGGAGGGGGCAGTTCAGGCATGGACGAGCCTGACTACTTGGCTATCTGAAATGTGGACTGGCTTTATTGATGGAGCAAAGGCTTTGTGGGATGGTCTGGTTAATATCTTTACATTTGCATGGCTCTTGATTCAAGAGGTGTTCAATGTTGCGTGGTTAGCAATCGAAACACCTATCCGCTTAGCCTGGGAAATTTTTTGGGCTTTCACGCAAGATTTTTGGACAGGGTTGGCCACATGGTTTTCTCAATTGTGGGAAAACATCAAAACTGCTGTTTCAAGTGTTTGGGATGCTATTAGTAGCTATCTTACTGGTGTCTGGACCGCTATTTCAAGCAAGGTCACAGAGGTATGGACTGCGATTAAGACTTGGATGGAACAGGTTTGGACTTCTGTTTCAAGCAAGGTTTCAGAAGTTTGGAATCAGATTCTCAGTTTCTTGACAGGGATTTGGACTTCTATTTCCAACAAGGTCAAAGAAGTTTGGGAAGGTTTGAAAAATGTCATCTCAAACGCTTGGACTGCAGTATCTAGTAAAACTTCTGAAATCTGGAATAGTATTGTTTCTAAGATTTCGGGTGTTTGGGAGACTATTCGTTCTAAGGTTTCTGCTGCCATCGACGGTGTAAAAAATACTATCTCAAACGGATTCAATGCAGCTAAAGATACTGCTACTGGAATCTTTAATGGGATTAAGGACGCGATTTCTCGCACTATTAATGGGGCAAAGGACGCTGTGAAGAGGGCTATTGATGCAATCAAAGGTTTCTTTAATTTTTCATGGAGTTTGCCTAAAATCAAGCTTCCGCACCTAAGTATTAGCGGTAGTTTCAGTCTGATGCCACCGAGTGTTCCAAAATTCAGTATTTCTTGGTATAAGGCTGGTGGTATCATGATGGACCCTGTAGCCTTTGGTCGAAACGGAAACAATCTAATGGTTGGAGGTGAGGCTGGTCCAGAGGCTATTTTGCCGTTAACTGATAAAGTGCTAGGTAAAATTGGTCAAGCCCAAGCGAAAGCGAGTGGCATGGTAGGTAATACTGTCCATGTCACTAACTATGTGACAATGAATGCCACTGTTGATAGTGATTACGGTACAGACCACTTTTTTGATAAGGTGGATAAGTGGATTGCTGACAAGAGCGATATCCGTAATTTCTCTACGGGAGGTGTTGCTTAAAAAGGAAGTGCTGAGAGGATGAATCTGAGCACTTCTAATTTTTTTGAAAGGAGACTTATGCTTAAAACGTTATTAGACGGCTCATTCCCAGATAGTTTGAAGTGTTGTTTAGCGACTAGACCTGTGATTCCTAGTCCGGAAATGGAGTATGAAGATATTTCTATTCCAGGTAGGGATGGTTCGTTGACGAGAGAGTTGGGGTACAAGAATATTCCAATTGAATGTGAATACAACATGCTGGAAGAGGTCAATATCAAGAGTCTAGTAAGGACTGTCAAAGGCTTCTTTGTCGGGAAAAAGACTTTGCGTTTTTCGGATGATGATGTGTATTACAAAATCAAAAAAATCCAGTTTTCAGACATTGAGAACGAGGTGGCAGAGTATGGTCGATTCACAGTTAGGTTTGAGTGTGATCCGTTTCAATACACTTTGAACAGTAGTGTTTCATTGGTAAATGGTCAATCTTTTCAAAATATAGGGACTTATCGCTCCAAGCCCTATCTGAAAGTATTTGGTTCTGGCACGTTGACGGTGAATGGCAAGTCCATTATTTTGCGTGATGTTGGTGACTATATCGAACTTGATAGCGATTTACAGAATGCTTATAGAGGGAATGTAGATATGAATCGAAATATGGTTGGAGAATTTCCCGAATTTGTGCCTGGTACCAACAGGGTGTCTTGGTCAGGAAATATCACTAAGGTCATTTGTGAAGGGAGGTGGCGGTATATATGATTTGTTTGTATGCGGCTGATGAAAGTCTTTTTGAACATAATGGATTAGGGATATTAGATAATGACTTGAAAAAGTGTCATGTTGAAGAGGAGTTAAACAATCTGTATACTTTGACAGCTCAATATCCACTTGGGGCAAAATTTGGCAAGTCGATTCGCAATGGTATGATCATCAAGGCTCCCACTCCAAATGGTGACCAGTTGTTTCGAATTTACCAGTCTAAGCCGTCAATGGGAATGTTAGAAATTCATGCTTTCCACATTTTTTATGACTTAGCTTTCAACTTTGTAGAGGATACCAATATTGTATCTAAGAGTGGTCAAGCATGGTTGCAGCAATTGTCTCAGAATACACAGTACCGTCATCCTTTTACTTTCTTTAGTGATATTTCCACGGTGGCAGGGTCTAGGGTAGTTCGTAAGAACTGTGTAGAGATTTTGCTGAATACGTCGTTGGATAATTCCTTTGTCAATCGGTTTGGCGGTGAGATTCTACGTGATAATTTTAAGGTTTATTTTAATCGAGCAATTGGAGAAAATAGAGGTTTTAAAATCCGTCACAAGAAGAACCTCAAAGGCTATACTGCTAACATTGATGACAAATCGGTCATCACTCGGATCATGCCTATTGGTTTTGATGGACTTTTGTTGCCAGAAAAATATGTTGATAGTCCTCGGATTAGTGACTATCCTTTTCCAAGAATTGGTAAAGTTGAGGTTGATGTAAAGGCTGCAGTTGGTGAAAATGCAGATGCAAAAGATGCTGTTCCTCTGAATGAAGCCCATGCCAAGATGCGTTCTCTGGTTAGAGAGCAGTTTGGTCTTATTGACGTTCCTACCTGCTCATATGAGGTTGACTTTGTTGAATTGTCTAAAACTAAGGAATATGCCGATTTTCAGAACCTTGAAACTGTTCGAATTGGCGATACGGTAACGGTCAGTCACGATGAGGATGGGTTTCATGTAGAAGCTAAGGTAATCCGTTATGAGTATGACAGTTTGGCAGGTAGCTTGTTGAGGATTGAGGCTGGACAGTTTGAGTCTAGAAGTAGTAACAACTCTATCAACCAACAGAGGAGCATCGAGCAACAGCTCGAAGACGTAAAGACAGAAACTAGTAACATGGTGCAGGTCGCCGCAAACGGAAAGAACACGATTTATCGTGGAATCGACAGACCGGGAAATGCTAATGTCGGTGATTTGTGGTATGAACCTCTTGAAAATTCTGTCGTATTTAAGCAATGGTCCGGTGTGGATTGGGAATTGATTCCAATCAGTGACCAAAATTTAGGGAACGTCAATGTGAATAATCTAAGTGGTAATCATATCGATGTTCGGCGTTTTCGTATTTCCTCTGGAGATAGGGATATTTTGTATGTTAATGAGGTTGGCGAAGTTATATTAAACGCTAAGCGGGTTCAGATTGATTTTACGGACGTTGCTACTAAAGATGACTTGAAAAAAATTGAATTGACTCCTGGACCCAAAGGCGAAAAAGGAGACCCTGGACAAAGAGGGTCTGATGGACTTCCAGGTCGTGACGGAGTGGGGATTCGTTCGACGACCGTCGCTTATGCTAGTTCAACCAATGGTGCCAAGGCACCGACGACTGGTTGGACTGCGGTAGTTCCGACTGTTGCCCCTGGCAATTATCTTTGGACTAAGACGGTATGGACTTATACAGACGGCAACACAGAGACCGGCTACAATGTCTCTCGTATTGGTCGTGACGGAAACACAGGCCGTGACGGTATCGCTGGTAAAGACGGAGTAGGTATTCGTTCTACGACGATTACTTACGGAAAATCGACATCTGGCACAATTCAGCCAACGTCATGGACATCTCAGGTACCAAGCGTCCCTAACGGTCAATTTTTGTGGACAAAAACCGTTTGGGCATATACGGATAATACTTCAGAAACTGGTTACTCAGTAGC